GTGAACAGAAGAGAAGGGATAATCATAATGGCAAAACGTAATGCTCAAGGCTCCGGCACAATCCGAAAAAAGTCTGTTATCCGCAACGGTAAAGAATACATCTATTGGGAAGCTCGTTACACCGTGGGTAAAGACCCCGGCACTGGAAAGCAGATACAAAAATGTATAACAGGCAAGACGCAAGCAGAGGTTAGAAAGAAACTCCAACAAGTTTTAGTAGCAATTGTCGAGGGTGTTTATGTGGGGCTCTCAAAACTCACAGTGGGCGCGTGGCTTAATATCTGGCTCTCCGATTATCTTGGAGGGGTGAAGCCGAGAACCCAAGATTCATACAAAACAACCTGCAATGTGCATATTAAACCGTCCTTAGGGGCCTTAAGATTAACCGCGCTTACCCCTCATGATATACAGAAGTTTTATAATAACCTACAAAAGCAGGGACTTTCCCCCAAGTCCATAAAAAACACTCATGGGGTATTCCATAAAGCACTGGAACAGGCCGTGAAGCTCGGACATATCCGATATAACCCCTCGAGCGCTTGTGAGCTTCCGCGTGTTGAAAAGGCAGAATTAAAGCCCCTCGACAGTGAAGGAATAAAAGCTTTCCTTCATACCGTTAAGGGGCATAGATACGAAAACGTCTATTTAGTTACCCTGTTCACGGGAATGCGACAAGGCGAGGTTTTGGGGTTAACATGGGATTGCATCGACTTTGACAATCAAACAATCACAATAAAGCAGCAGCTCCAGAGAGAAAGAGGCGGAAACGGTGAATACCATCTTGTTTCTCCTAAGAACGGTAAAATCAGACGAATCACTGCCGCTCCCTTTGTTTTCTCCGTCCTAGCAAACGAAAGAGAAAAACAGAACAAAAATAAAAAGATTGCCGGCGCAATATGGAATAATAGCAACTTTGTATTCACAAACGAGATTGGAAATAACTTGTCTGCTCAAACCGTGTACTTAGCCTTTAAGAAACTCGTCGCCAAGGCCGGATTTCCCGAGGCACGTTTTCACGATTTACGCCATTCTTACGCTGTAGCCGCATTACAAGCAGGAGACGATATTAAAACCGTACAAGAGAACCTCGGGCATCATACCGCCGCATTTACGCTTGATACATATGGCCATGTTACTGAGCGGATGAAAAAAGAGAGTGCACAGAGAATGGAAGGTTTTATAAAAGACGTTCTCACCTGATAAGGGAAAAAACAAGGGAAAACAGCCAAAAACGAAAAGCAAAAAAGCCCTGAAACCGTTGAGTTTCAAGGCTTTCTTTTTGGTGCGCGAGGCGGGACTTGAACCCGCACGTGCGTATTGCACACTAGAACCTGAATCTAGCGAGTCTGCCAATTCCACCACTCGCGCATATGATTATTAATTTGTCTTACTACCGCATTTCTGTGCGCGAGTCTCCCGAACCCGCAAGTGCGTATCGTACACCAGAACCTGAGCCCGGCGGGTCTGCCAATTCCACCACTCGCGCATATGATTATTAATTTGTCTTACTACCGCATTTCTGTGCGCGAGCCTCCCGAACCCGCAAGTGCGTATCGTACACCAGAACCCGAGCCCGGCGGGTCTGCCAATTCCACCGCTCGCGCATATCAGGCGTGCTTGATTATACTAACATTTTAATGCGAAATTGTCAAGAAAGAAACATAAAAAATACGGCACAGAAAGCGCTTACAGTAGCTATACTCCCCTTTTGGCCCGACGCTCCTGCGGCTGCTCGCCTTTATCTAAGGTGCTTTTACGGCAACATCACCGGCGAGGGCTTATTTAAAGGCAAAACGGAGACTTTTCCCAGCGGCGGGAGCGCTTTTCTTCTGTCATCTCCAGTCCTTTCTTTCGGGAGTCATTAATTCTCTTTTTCCAATCCGGCACTGATTTCAGTTGGTATTCTGTCTTTCACAGTATCAGTCCTCCTTGCCCGGAGCAAAATGTGCCGCTGTGACGGAATGCGGGTATCATATTGCTGATGTTGCGTTCTATTTCGAGTAGCAGTCTCTCAATATTATTTGCATCTTCATAGGTCAGGCCGTTCATGCTATCCGGTAAAGGCGTTGTGCCATAAAAGGCAGTTTTGAGGGCATTGAGGTCTAAAAGGTACCGCTCCATATCGGACGCGCTAGGTGTATCGGTTATGGTCCAGTCAGTTTTAGGATTGACAAATACGTTATACCCATAACCGCGCAGGACGTCTGCCAGATATTGCAAATTTTGTCCTACGCGGTTTAAATCTGTTGCGTTGTAAAAGCCTTTCGGCGTGCGGTTGAGGACGTCCGCTTCCGTACGGTCAATTATGACTTCAATCACTACTAGTCCCCCTTTGCCTTGATTCGGATGTCCGAAGCCGTAGTGTTAGACAATATTGTGAGCATGGAAATGATATTGCCTTCAACGATGGTATCCCACGGCGTGCTGGTTATCACATAATCGCCTGGTTGTTCACCGTTGACGACAATCCTCTCATTGAGCGTGTGCCGGCGCATGAAATAGTCATATACCCTTTGGGCCACTTCATTGGCGTTATTCGGATTGACGAGCGTAGCTGTCTCAACTGTAATGACGTTTTGTTTGTCCGTGGCAGTAACATTCGGATTTGTCACTGTTACAACGAAAGTTTTGTGCACATATTTCTGGCCGCCTACTTCAATTACTTCATCGCCGGCCGAACCAGTGCCCGGCGTATAGGTATGGGCAGTAACACGGACCGCAGTAACAATCGGCTCTGTCTCCATAGACCCGCCGACGTATATTCTGCAGTCAGGGATTTCGGCGGGGTTTTCTGCGGGCGGCGCAAATACCTTTATGCCCGCCCGCCCCGCGGTGGTGCAGGCCGCTCCTATGGCAAACAGCACCTGCTGGAAAGCTTCGCGCTTCGTGCAGTCGGGAATTAGGCCGGTGACTGTAACATCTTCAAACACACTGTCAATTTCAACATCGAAATCTGGGCTTGCTATGTCCTGCAGAAGCTGCGCGGCATTGTATTCAGAGTATATAGCGGCAGGAAAAAAGTACCCATCCAGCACGCCTAGAGCGTCTTCACAGGTGATTTCATAGGTATTGGGGCCCGTCCGCTTTGCCTCGGAAATGTAAAATACGCCGATAAGATTCGAGCCTGAGTACGCTTCCACCGGCTGCTTAAGCTGAAAGATGTATTCAATGTCGGATTTGCTGACAAGCAGCCAATTAAGCGTGCTTATCGGCAATTCGGAAGATATCAAATCAAGCTCTTGCAGGATTGTAACGCTCCTGAATTCGTCCGCCCCGAACTCCCTGATAATGCCGAAGATGATGTTTTCCACCCTGGCATAGCGATGCGGTCTGTTGGTTGCATTTAAAAAAATCACTACCTTGTTAAAGGCAGTGACTTTATTTGCGCAGAAATATGAAACGCTTGTCGGCGTTAAATTCTTTGAATCGAGCAACGTGGCGTCCTGGTACCACTTGATTGTTACTGACGTGCAATAGTCTCCAGTTTCGGGAGAAAACCGCAGATAAATACCAAAGGTTGTGTATTGCTCGTCGAACTCGATTTCGATGACCGGCGGGGTGCTGAATACACCGTTTTCGTCGCTCATTTGCTTCGACCAGAACGGAATATCCTGATTTCTTAACAGCTTAAAGCTGCCGTCAAGCAGCCACATATTGGGCTCTAGTGTGATTATTGGAGGTACCGATGTATCGAATGGTAGCAACGCCGGCGAACAAAAGCTCTGGGCGTCTGATGTAATGACAGAGGCATCCACATCAGCGCCCGGAGCTATGTCTTTATATATTAGCTTAGCTCTCATGACGGCCTCCTTTGAGGTTGCATCGCGATGAAGTTGACTTTGAGCTTGCCCCAAAGATTGCGTTTATTCTCCATCGACAGGAGCTCATCATCGCCATTTGTTATGTAGGCTTTAAACTCGAGCGTTGTTTGACCGTACGGGACAACAACGGTGTGGTAGTCATCCGGCGAAGATAGTACTTCATACAGTGCGTCATATTCGGCGAGAGAGGCCTCGGATGTATCCAACTCCATAGAGTAGTTATAGTAAGTTCCGATAACATCTCTGACCATATCGCCTATTTTTACTCGTCCTGCATTTTCACCGTCTAAAATGTTGAAAGAACGAGTTAGCTTCGTAACGTAAACGCTGGGATATTCAACCCTGTCGATTTTGAAAACACTCAACGCTGTACACCTACCAGTCTAACGCCATGCCGACGGGCAACTTTTTGCTGATTGTGGTATATAACCTCGCCATCAAGTGTTACGATGTTTTCGATTACTTGCCCGCCGTATTCGCGCATTGCTTGCCGGAACGCGTCAACAATCATATCGAGCGGTGCTTCAATGTTCGTGCCGCGCGGCTGGTCGCCAAGCACGGCAAGAAATTCACGGTTAGGCGGGATAACGGCGCCGGTGGCGAGACGAGGGATCTTAATTTCCGATACATGCGGAATGTTTATTCCGTAAGACTTCCCGCCTATGCCGGGCACCCAGTCAGGTATTGAAATCTGTATTTTATTTAAGCGTTCAATAAGCCAGTTGATGCCCTTGACAAAGATGTTGATAAAACCCTCCACACCGGCCAACATAGGATTAATGATTTTGTTTTTGCACCAGTTGACGACCGAAGCTATTTTTGGGGCAACGCTGCTGTTCCACCAATTCCTGATATTATTCCAAGCTGCTTTCAGTTTGTCGAGAACCGCGTCCCAGTTGAGCGCTACAGCAGTTCCCAGGGCTGCCCCGCCCGCTATCATAAGCCCGATACCAAGAGGTAAGTTAGCGCCGGACAGGGCTAAAATTGCGCCAAACACGAAGACCGATGCTCCTATGTCGATAAGCAGCTTTGTTATTGCGCCTTTGATGTCTTTTCTTAGCGCCTCCCAGTTTAGCGCGGCGGCGCTTGCTAAAGTAAGTGCTCCGGCAGCCATTAGACCTATGCCGAGCTTAATATTGACTCCGCTAAATGCTAGCACTGCCCCTATGACAAGCAAAGACTCTCCGATAGTTATGAGTATTTTGTATATTGAGTTCCTTAATTCTTCATCTAACGCGTTCCAATTGAGCGCAGCAGCAGTACCGAGTGATGCAGCTCCAAGCGCCATAAGACCGATACCCAGCTTGATGTTCACTCCAGAAAAAGCGAAAATTGCACCCAAAACTAAGGCACTGGCGCCAAGAGTAATAAGCGTTTTGTTAATTGCCTCTTTCACCTTTCCGTCCATGGCTCCCCAGTTCTCGGTTATTTCAGAAGCCAAAGTCGCGGCACCGACGGCCATCAGTCCGATTCCCAGCGGAATATTCGCTCCCGAGAAGGCTAATATCGCTCCTAGCGCAAGAGATGCTCCGCTTATATATGTTGCTATCTCATTTATTTTATTTTTATACTCCTGTGTGTCAAAATCCGAAAAGATAGGAGAAATTGTATCGGAGCTCAAAACGTTCGCCCCCGAATCGTCAGAAAGCCTATTTATCTCGTCGAAGCTTGCTAAGACCTTCCCTGCCTTCTTGGCCGAGGCACCTACACCGTCAAGCGCCTGTTGCTGTTCATAAAGCGCTTCCGCAGACTCCCGCGAAGCCTGAAGGCTGGATCCCGAAATTGTTGAAAAGAAACTCGCCAAGCGATTTATTATAACCGTGAGAACTTGAGCCATTTTGATAAAAGCCGGCAGGATTGTATTCAGGATAGGCTGCGCTAGGGTCATTAGCGCCGCCTTGAGTTGACCAACCGATTTTACATACTCTTCGTTCGTTTTCAGAGCAGAGCTGAAGTACTCTTTAATCTTCTGAATTCCTCGCGATACCGCCACAAGTAGCGCGGCTCGGATAATTACGCGTTCAAGCATGGTTTTTATTCTCGTTATCTGCTTTTCCACGCTTTTTGCTGCCCCTGCAAAGGCTTTGGGCTTTGCTGGGTCTAAAGCCGCTCGCAGTTTTGCTTCTGTCTCCTGCGCCTTAATATTGAGCTGCTCTAACTTTATCCTTGCAGTGTCAAGTTCCGCCGAAGCTGCCGCAAGACCTTTTTGAGTAGGCTCAGTTACATACCCCAGCGATGCCTTTTGAGCCGCCGCTACAGCTTGCCATCTCCGTACTCTTTCTTCAAGCTCCTCTACCGCGGCAGTTTGACGCCTTACATCGTCCATCACCTTCTGGAACTGTACTTTAATTTTCTGCGTTCCTATGTCTATGCCTCTCGTGTCTATGCGTGTATCAAATATCAGGCTTCCGTCCGCCATGCGATCACCTCAATAAAGGTCAAAAATATGGAAATATGCGGTTGTTTGTGGTAATATGTAGAAACAAGGGGAGTGTTAACTATGGGTAAGATTTTAAATTTTTTTCGGAGAAAAAAACGGGATAACAAGTCCTCAAAACATCTACTTAATGAAGTTGAACGCTACCTTGATAGCTTAACGCATACACCTCCCCCATTGAGTAATGAAGAGTACGCGGAAATGCGCCGAAAGCAAGTAGAATGGCTGGAATCCCACTACAATTTCAATACCGCAAAAGGTATACAATCTATCCCGGTGTCAAAGTACTTAGAACGCCCACCTTTCGGAGGCGTCACGGGTGACGTTGATTATTACCTTCGCTTTAAGGCAAAAGAACATGAAGCAGTCGGAAATCTAGACCTTGCCATACTTTGCTTGAAAAAATCGAACGAGATTAGGGCTTTAAGAAAAATCGGGTATAGAAAGAGTGATTATTTAGAACTTGTCCGCCTCCTGGTAAGGGTAGGCCGTGTTGAAGAAGCCCAAAAGGAAAAAGCAAAAATTGATGCCTTTTTTGGAAATGCAAGCAAAGACGTAGAAATCGGACATACGAGCAGTAAAATACAAAGAGTGTTAAAACAAGCAGAACTTTTTAACACTGATTTAGTTATAATGTCTGTCCACGGCTGTTCCTGCCCCGAGTGTGCAAAGCATCAAGGTAGGGTCTTCTCACTCTCTGGTAAGAGCAAGATTTTCCCGAAAATCCCGGATGCGTTTTATGCATATGGCGCTATACATGAAGGTTGTCGCCACACATTCTATGCCTACATTCACGGTGTTACTAACCCCAATCTCGAATATACGCTTTCGATCCAAGGTTTAAAAAAATCTAAAAAAACAAAAGACATAGTTGCTTTCAGCAACCGTCCATTTATTGACGACCGCCCGCCGGAACTGATAAAACAAGCGGAAGAATATCGGGCAAAAAATGCTGCTGCTGAAGCAAGACAACGTGAATATGAGAATAACATCATTGAAATTGAATTGGAGCGAGTAAAAAATCAGCAACTATATAAGACATTAAAATCGGCCTTGCCAGAGGTCTGCCCAAAATCATTTAACGGGTTTATGCGCATGAAAAAACAAAACACCAAGAACTATCAAAAGCTAAAAATGCTTGCTAAGGAAAAAGGCATCGAGATTTAGCCTCCAAGAATCTGTTTTATGAATTCCTTATCCGCCTCGGTTATTCCCTCGCACAAATCAATTGCATCCCTGTTAGCGTTATAAAACTCGCGCTCATATTTTTCGAGTTTTTTGCCCCTTGCCTTCTTATTGCGAATGTTGACTATCTGGGCGAAAAAGCAATCGCCTATCTCGTAGTAATAGCTGATAAATGTCCACCAGTGCAGATACTCAAGAGCGCGTATCTCGGTGCCGGCAATACGGTTTATAGGCGCGACAATCCATTTAAAGTCTTTTTCCCAGTCCATAAGCTTCGGGGCCGGTCGGCCGGGCGCGCTGTCACCGCAATTGATGAACCAAGCTGCTTTCTGCAAAGCTTCCTCAATATCGCTTTTGGGAATACTCTCATAATCCTCATAGAGGAGCAGCATGGCGACAGCTTTCTCCCAGTCTTTCATAGTTGGATCAGACAGGGCGGCGCATATATCAAGCACCGCCCTGTAGTCCGTTCTTATGGGATATTCGATTCCGTTTACTTCGAGAGAGGTTGGAAGCTCGTACATCATTTCTTACCATACTTCTTAAGAAGTCTCTGCAGTCTCGGATTTGTCGCCTTCTCCTGCGCCGCCAGCTCCTTGTCGCACTCGTCGAAAATTGCAAAGAGAAAGTTTGCCCAGAGGGGAGCGCCGCTTGCAATACCATAAACGGAAAGATCGCCAAAGACGGTATCGCAGACCGGTTTTCCAAACACGGAGTCAATTGCCTCGCGCATTTCCTTTTCCGCTTCGTCCATGGTCTTTAGCAGTTTATCTATGTCATCCCCGGCATCTTTTGCGGCCTGCGCCCATTTATTCTGCATTGCCTCAAGTTTGCTATACACTTCCCCCAGGCGCCTTATAAAGGCCTGGTCAGTCGGGGAAAAGGTTATTGTCCGGCTTTCATCGCCGTTAATCGTATAGGTTTTTAAGCCGGTATCAAACTCGAAATTAGGCATGGTTGCCCCCTTACTCCGCGGCAGGCGTGAAGGTCACAGTGCCGCCCGTAATCGAAGCCGTACCAAGGATATGCTCACCGCCGAAGATGACATCTATCGGCATATCCAGCGTGCCGGAACCGCCAAGGCTCTGCGGGTTGATAGCGGACCCGATGAAACGTTCCGCCTCATACGCTCCGGCTGTGCCGACATAGGTATGTATAAGCAGCATATCCATATTGGACAGCTCGGACCAGCGCTCATGCCGGATTATGTTGTAGAGTTTAACCTGCAGCTTAGACCCGTCCATAATTGTAAACGGTTCAAAGGTCTGCCTGCGCTGCGGCTTGCTGATTGTTACAGTCGTCCTGCCGAGAATGTCGGTTTTGACTTCTTCCTCGAAATTGAATTCGATTGAGCTATCCTCGACCCCAACACCAAGAATTTCCCACTCAGGCGTTTCGGTGGTTCCGACATTGACGCAGGTAAGAAGTAGCTTTCGCTCGGCCTTAGTGCCGGCCGCAAGGTTAAAATTAGTTACGTCCGCCATTATGAATACCTCCTGTAAATCAACTTGCATTGAATCTGGTACCGCGCGTTGTCCGTCCCCGCCTGGAACACATACTGGGTCAGCGACGGTACTATCGACTCAACCTTCCCTTCCCGGATTATCGGGAAGTTTTTTGTTTTGTTCTGCTCACATATCCAGCTTATAACCTCATCATAAAAGCCGAGGTTCGCAAGGTTTTGAAGCACGTCAGGCCCATACGCTTCGCGGCTGGCCAGGATGAAGTTCAGCGTCTGCTTAGTGTCGAAAATGACATTGCCGAGTATGTCCGTTTTGAAGTTAAGCGGCGAAGGCGTCACAAATATCGCATACTCCCTCGGGTCGGCCCCCAGGTAATCGACACGGAACCGGCTTTTCTTGTCAAAGGCCGGACAGCCTCTGAACCATGCTCTTAAGTTTTCAATCGTGTTTGCTTCCGGCAACCCGGCTCGCCTCCTTGAGAATGTCTTTTTTATGGTCAGCCATAGCCCTCTCGAACCAGAAAGAGCCGGCCAGCGGATGAACCTCGGTATTATACTGCAGCTTTGCCCCCGTCAAATGTTTTTCTCGGTTCGGCGGCGA